AAAGCCCAATAGTTTGAAGGTATGCTTTCAAAGGTGTCTAAGGATTTAACCTTGTCCAAAAGTTGTTTGTCGGTGTATTTTCTTACATTGTTCATAGTCCGATTTTTTTATTTGCTCTTAAAAGTAAAACAATTAATAACACAAGTCCAAGAATAACGGCTAAAACTTTGAGCGCTGAGCTTAATGAAGTCTTTTTTTCTTTCGCTATTTCTTTGCGGTCGGTCTTTGCGTCTTGTTTTAGTTGCAGTCTATCCGTTTTTGCGTCTTGTTGTATTTGTTCTTTTATTATTTTGTACTCGGTTTTAGTTTGGTAACGTGTTTTAGGAACGTATACCGTGTTATTTTGGATTATTGTATCTCGGTAGTTATAAAAATATTCCTTAAATCCGTCTTTTATTACTGAGTCTCTAAAGTAAACACGAACCGTGTCAATGCGAGAATCGATTTTAACGCCCTTTTTAACGGCTTTCTCTAAGTGATAGGTAGCAGAACACCTAAATAATAAAATGTACGCTAAAACAAGCATTAAAATAAACGTGAATTTATTTGTGTTTATCATTCTTGAAGTTCTTTTTTAACGTCTTTAACCTTTCGAACTAAGTTGGTAATCTTGGTTATAAACGAATAACCTTTAACCTTGGTAAAACTTTCGTCCATTGATTTAACCTCGATGCTTATAAGAACCAACGCTAGTAGTTTAGTGCTTAAATGGTCAACGGCTATAACTGTTTGTGTAAGGTCGTTTAAAATGTAATAGTCAGTAGCGTAAGTAATAATAACCGCAGCACAATAAGTAATTAATTTAGGCACGAATCCGTGTCGCAGTTTCTTCGATTGTATGCTTTCGCCTGTTTTGTGCGCTTTCCATACACCGAAAAAGGTATCTATAACCGTGGACAATGCCACGAGTAAAACGATAAACTTAATAGGGCTTAAAAAAACCAGCAACGAATTAAACAAAGTTATTAAGTAAGTTTTCATAGGTCGACTATTGATTGTAACCAATTACCGTTTGAAGGTTGTCTTGCTCCGAGTTTTTGAGCGATAGCCTGAAGTAATGGTGTTCCGTTAGTAAGTTCTCTTTGGTCAACTCTGTAATGTATAGCAAGGTTGTAAAGAGCGTTGTTTTCCGTTCTCACTCCGAATTTATCGCACAAAGCAAATAACCAACTTCCGTTAACAGGTCTTGTTATGCGTTCTTTTGCGCACCATTGTTGCATTAAATCCATTATAAAACTAAAATTTGTGTAGTGTAACCTGTATCTTCTTTTTTACTTGGTTTGATGTCCGAGTCTTTGTTCAAGTCTGAAATAAATTCAGGAAACAAGTCTTTATTTTCTTTTAAATATCTAAATAACCGTGCTTCGTAGAAACTTGCCTTTTGCCCGTAATGTTCCATTGAAAAAGCGACTTCGTTTTGTGTAACCGCGTTTGAGTAGTCCCCGAATTGTTGTTGGATACCTTTGTTTTTTAATTGATAGGACAAGCCAAAAACAGCATCTTCAGCACTACGCCACGCGACAACGGGTTGAATATAAGTAACGAGTGTTTCTTCGTCGTTGTTCAACGTTTGCGCATTATAACCCGTTAGCATATAATTGTAAAAGTACGTTCCTAAAATTGGTTGTACTCGCATATCTGACTGAGTTCGAATATACGGGGTCACGTCGTTAACATCTACGTTTGCCGTTATCGGTGTTTGCGTCTTAAGGTAGTTTTCAGTTATAAAGTAAATCATTGCACGGGTGTTTCGTTAGTTTCTTGAATTGCTGGAAGTCCAACCATTGCACGAATTTCGTTAACGGTCATTGTTTCAATTACCTTTTTTGCTAACTCGGGGTTCATAGTGTTTAAAGCGTCGTTAACTGCGCTTGTATTTTCGTCAAGTTCAACAATAGTTTCGTTTACGATTTGAAAATTGTTTATAGTAAAGTCAGCTTTAACGTCTGCGATTTTTAACAAGTCGTTTACTATGTCTTCGATAATGTTTCTAAGTGGGATAATCGTGTTTTTCTCGAATATAATATAAGCTTGTTTTATGTCACTACCTGAACCAAGTTTTCCGCTTACACGAATACCCATCAAGATGGGGTCGATTATATGCGCTTGGCAAATCTTAGAATCAATTGACTCAGTCGTGTTTTGAAATAAATTATCGTTTGAATTCGTTGGGATGCTTTCGATTTTAGGAAGGCTTTCAGCGTTATTGGCAAAGAACGCAATCGCTTTACCGCCGTTTTGAGCGCCTTTTGCCTTGTCAATAGTGTTTTTAATTGCTATTTTTTCCTCTTCGCTCTGTGGCTTTTTCGGGAACATCATTGCGAACGATGGGAAAATAGAGTTTATTATGTTAGACTTTTGCAAATAACTCATTTCACCATCTAAAAAAGCCCAGTTCATAGCACTTGAATACTGAGGAAGTGGATAAACGTCTTGACCCACGGACTTATTTTCGTAAACATACAAGCATTCACGTTGCTTTAAATTCCATTTGTAAGGCTTTATTTCTTTAATGTCGATTTGTGAACTCCAGTCTTCGCAAATAAAATAGGTTTCACCATATTTATCTTTTCGAATTTTTTCCGCGCCTATGTGTTTGATTTTAATTAGGTCGCCTGATTGATTAAAGCAAAGGTAAAAATACGCTCTGTTATGAATAATAACGTCTTTCGTTAGTACGGGAACAAGCTGTTTTAAGTTAGTGCGCTTATCGAATGTATAAACGTCTACTTTTTCGGTTGCTGTCGCTTGAGAATCGACGGTTAATTCAAACCCACCACCAACAGCAGCGTTTGTTTTGTAATCCACTATTGCCCCGTGTAACGGACTTGTGTAGTACATCTGATTAAGTAGCTGTGGGTAAAGGTCGTCGCTTCCGAATCTTATTCGACCATTAACGACTTGTCTTGAGTTTACGTAAGGTAGTGAAAGATTACCTTCTCCTACTCTTAAAAAAGGTGTTGAGAATGCTTGGTAGTTATTACCTTGAACAACTTCAACGCTGTCTTTTTTACCTCCGATTTCTATTCCGAATATTTTCATAAATTAATCATAAATTGAACTTGGTGCGTTACCATTAACCACCATTCGACCTTCCTCAACTAAATTCAAACCGTTTGCGTTCGTGTTTGGGTCTACTATTATAGGGTTTGGGCTTTCGTAAACCTTGTATGTATATTGTCCTATAATCAAAGTCAAGTCAACACCCTCCTCTAAAGTAAATAAATTGTATCGATAAGTGTAAGGTGACGTGTCAACACCTACCCAGTAAATCGGTTGTGATTCCGTGTTAAATTCGTTCTCAAACTCAAACAGCCAAACGGGCGCGGTTAGCGTTGCGCTCTCACTTAATGTTAACACAAATGTGTTTATTTCGCCTTTGTCTAAGTAAATCATCTTATTTAATAATAGGGTTAATTACGTGTTTGTTATAAAACAAAAAACCCCCGACATAAATCGAGGGTCTTAAGGTATCTAGGTAGTCGTTAGATAATAGTTGGAATAACGTCAGGGTCTACTTCAAATGCTAAGTTTTCCGCTTCCGCAGTCAATACTAAACTGTATTTAGAACCGTCAGCTTTAGCAGTTCCTGAACCCTCACCGAATGCAGTTACTTGAACTTTCTCAAAGTACCAATACTTTCCATTACCGTCAAGAACGATAACCGCAAGGTCTCTTTGCCCTTCGCCAAGAATTTTGATTGCTCTTGACTTCGCTCCTTCTCTTCTGTGGAACATTAAGTTGATAGTCTGAGTAACGAAAGACGAACCGTTAATCAAGTCAATCGCAGCCTCTTCTGTGTAGTTTGAAGTGTTTCTTCTAAACTCGAACTCTTCGAAGTCAGCTACAACTGTCATTGCTGTAATTGTCCAAGTCGGTAAATCCTCAGTAACTGAAGTTACGTTCTCAAGGTCGTTAATGTAAATTTTTGTAATAGAACCGATGTTATTGTCACACCCGCGAACTATGTTTTCAATTGCTGTACAAGCCATTTTATAAAGTATTAAAAAAGGGGTAAGGGATAACCCCACCCCTTTCAAATTAGTAATTAAATTAATTAGTCAAAACAAACTGAATAAACTACTATCTCAGCTGGGTTTGTATAGTAGAAACCTACTTTCATATTTGCACGAGTTCTTAAATAAGGCTCAGCAACCGTGTCTGTAAGGTTAACCGCTTTCAACGCTTTGGAATCTCCTTCGCCATCAAATGCGTAGATAAGGTTAGATTTCAAAGTCAACACCATTGTGTCGTTAGGCATACCGTCAGCAACTACAACTTTAACACCCAAGAAAGTTAAACCAAGT